CACTATCGAATGAAACCTGAAGTCTCTGTTTTAGTCAAGGATCTTGGCCTCGCCGCATTTCTGCGAAATACGAAGGACCTTGATAAGCAGGCGGTAGTAGTGGGGCTGCCTTCTGAAAGCAGCCCCAAAGCGAAAGAAATCGTAGCTAGAGGCGATGCTGGTCATCAGATTGAAACCTACTCCAGTCATTTGACTGTGGCCATGTTGGGAGCCATTCATGAGTTCGGCTCCCCATCGGAGAATATCCCAGCCCGCCCATTCATGGCCCAAACCTACGACAAGAACTGGGGCTTACTTAAATCCCGCTCCCGCTCAATAGTCAAGGGAGTGCAATCCCACAAGATTACGGTACACGAAGGCCTTTCCAAACTTGGTGAATGGTACACGGGAGCCATCAAGGAAGAAATTACAACTGGAGGATTCTCTCCCCTGCGGCCTGCGACCATAGCTGCCAAGGGAAGCTCTCGCCCACTTATTGATACGGCCCAGATGAGAAACTCCATCACTTGGAAGAGGGTGCGCATATGAGTACCCTCTTTCCCAGACTTATTCAACTCGAGCGTGGTAGTGGTACCTATACCAATGGGGAGTGGACGAAGTCTACTCCTGCTACCACCGAGACTTTCCTAGGATCGGTTCATCCTGCCTCTGGTAAGGATATTGAAGCCCTTCCCCAAGCCCGACTAGACAAGGGCCATGTCAATGTTTATTCCTCCATCCCCTTGAAGGTGGCCACAGAAGGACAACCAGAGTCTGGGGACATCGTTCAATGGCAGGCTCAGAGATGGGAAATCATTTCTCAGGGCCGCTACCAGAACGACCTCATCAACCATTACGAATATGTGGCCCAATACATTGGGGAGGTTGTATGACTCAGCAAGAGCTCTATAATCACCTATACGCCTGGGTAAGTACAAATCTTGGAGACCTTAATTGTCCTGTGATTCGTGCTTACCAAGACTCCCCTGCCCCAGCAGTGGACGCCTATCTAGTCATAGGGGATGACCAGGGTTGGGATTCTGTAGGGTTGGTCACCCGCACTGGCTTAGAGGCATCCCAGATGACCTATACAAGAACGCTAGTCACAGATTTCTCCGTGACTGTGGTACTGTGGGAAGTTAGGGGCAGGGGAGATCGGCTTCGTCGTTTATTATCGAGCTTGGACACTAGGGATGTTCAGCAGTCCTGGCAATCCGCTATGGTATCTGTAATGAGGGCGAGCCCCATTACATCAAGCCCTACATTACAGGATACCAGATGGAGGTATCAGTATAGGCTGGAGTTGACCCTTGGAATAGGTAACGCTATCACCGAGGTGATCCAGTCAATAGAGACCGTAGAATTCAACAATCAACTCGGAGGCACTTAACATGGCCCTTCAAGACATCGTACTCGTCACCATTTCGAGGGAGACCCAGTCCGTCGCTAGGACATCCTTTGGAATTCCTTGCATCATCACCGAGTTTGCGGACGCCCGCTTCTCCGGAGGTGGTATAGCCTCCTACGGACGAGCCCGCGAATTCGCCAACCTCGCTGAAATGGTCGCTATGGGCTTTGTGGCCTCCAGCTCAGAGCATAAGATGGCCACAGCTATCTTCTCCCAGAACCCCAAAGTAAGGAAGATTGTGATCGGTCGCAAGGATGCAACCGACTCCGATTGGGGTGCAGCAATCACTCAAGTCCGGAATGTGAACGATACTTGGTATGGCCTTGTGGCGGAGGCTGATGGCTCCTTTGGTGCGGATATGGTCGCTATTGCTGCTCATATCCAGACCCTCAAAAAGATGTTCTTCGTCCTCACCACGGAGACAGGAACACTTGACCCTACCAGCACCACTGATCTGGCCAAGACCCTCATGGGCTTGTATGACCGCACCGCCATCATCTACCACCTCGCTGCGAAGGCGGATGAACACCCAGAGGCTGGATGGATGGGGGAAGGCTTCCCCTTCGAACCTGGCTCCTCCACCTGGGCCTACAAGACCCTCGCTGGTGTGACCCCTGACAACCTCACCTCCGCACAGAAGACCGCAGCCCAAGGTAAGAACTGCAATACCTATACTAATGTGGGCGGGGTCAACATCACTGAAAAGGGAATCACGACCGCAGGAGAGTTCATCGACATCATGATCGGTATCGACTGGCTGGAAGCTCGCTTGATGGAAACTGTCTATGGAGCCTTGGTCAACGAACGCAAGATTGCTTACGACGATTCCGGCATCCAGGCGGTAGGTGGCCTTGTCCGCTCCGTACTTGACGAAGCCGGTCGTAAGGGTATCCTTCAGTCCGATACCATCGTTCTAACCCTTCCCAAATATGCGGAGATCCCCCAGGCTGACCGCATTGCCCGCCATTTACCTGACATCACATTCACCGCGCTTCTCCAAGGCGCAATTCACACTGTGGCCATCAACGGCACAGTAAGTGTATAAGGAGCTGAACTATGGATCTCACAGTAAGAACCTATGACCCAAAGTTGGTCATCATTACCTTTGGCACCATCATAATGACTGGCTTCGCTGAAGGCACTTTTGTGGCCATCGAAAGAAGCGGAGATGCATTCGAGAAGCAAAAGGGAGCCGATGGCTCTATCGACCGCGTCAACAAAAACGCATTCGACTTCGGAGTCACCATCACACTCAAGCAGACCAGCCCTGTCAATGCTCTACTCTCTGCAGTCCTTGCATCGGACCAGTTGTTGAATGCGGGCCTACTACCTTTGACAGTCACCGATACCCTCGGAGTGTCCCTCTTCACAGCTGCTCAGGCTTGGATTCGTAAGGATCCGAACACCGAGTTTAGCGATGGCTTGGGTTCCCGTGAGTGGACTTTCGATACAGGTGCAGGCTTATTGGTCGCCGGCGGGAACAACTAACTACGCAACAGGGAGAAGAATACATGTTACAACCTCAGAATAAAACAATCGGGTCACTGACCTTCCAATTCCTACCCATGCCAGCCCTCAAGGCAGCTCGGTTGGATAAAAAGGTATTGACTGTCCTAGCCCCACTATTGGCTTCTCTGCAGGACTTGAAAGTTCTGCAGGGTATGAGTGAGGGCGAAAATGATTTCGATGTAGGAGGGCTGGCTACCGGATTGGTGCAGGCCTTGCAATCATTGGATGATACCACCTTCACAGTTCTTTTACGGGAACTCTTCGAGCATGTGACCTACCTACCCTCGGGTAAGGCCCCAATGTCACTTTCCGATGAGTCTACCATCAACGAGATCTTTGTGGGAAATCTGGCTGCCATGTACCAAGTGGCCGTTGAAGTGATGAGGTTCAACAAGTTCACCCCTTTCGCACTCGCGGACATTGGCGGAGGTCTCCTACAAACCGTTGGATCCGTCAGTCAATCCGCAAATCAGAAAAAGACTGGGCTCAAATTGGGTCAGTCGGTGAATGCTCCACAGAGCTAGAAGCCGAATGGCCAGTTTGGAAGGTGGTGATGCTGGGAAAGCTACCACTTTCGGAGGTTAATAGCTGGGACCTTGAGACTGTTTACAAATTCGGGGACCTCCTCGATATGAGGTCAGATCAAGAGTCGGCTTATCAGTCTTGGACCATGAGGGACTTTGACAAGCCAAACAAGACGAGGTAGTTGTGGCAGGAAATGTACTCCAAGAGATTCTTACTCGAATCGGCTTTACCGTAGATCAGCCCTCAGTGGACAAGGCCAAGTCCTCCGCGGTGGGCTTGAAGGGCTTCCTACTGAAGATGGCTGCTGGTTTTTCCGTGGCCATGGTGGGCAAAATGGCCCTCAACTCAGCCTCTCAAATGGAGACCTTGAAGGCTCAGTTCACCACCATGCTGGGTACAGCCCAGGCAGCTAATAGATTCTTCTTCCAGATTAGTCAGTTTGCGGCCAGGACACCATTCGCGCAGATGGGAGTGGCCCAAGCAGCCCAAACCTTAATGCAATTTGGAGTAGAGACTAAGAAGATCATGCCCACCTTGGGAATGCTGGGCGATATCGCTGGAGCTGATCAAGCTAAGTTCCGCCAGCTGGCCCTAGTGTTTGGGCAGATCCAGTCCACAGGCCGACTGATGGGCCAAGACCTCTTACAACTCATCAATGCGGGCTTTAATCCCTTGCAGGTGATGGCCAAGAAGAGTGGGAAATCGATGGCGGAGCTGAAGCAGGAGATGGAGCGAGGTAAGATTTCAGCAGAGATGGTCACCGATGCCTTCGTTATAGCCACATCCAAGGGAGGACAGTTCTACCAGAATACGGCCAACCAGGCCAAGACCTGGCAGGGCGTGACCTCTACTGCCTTGGATGTAGTGACGATGGCTCTGGGTGAGGCTGTGACCCAGTTCATGCCACTGATGAAATCCTTCGTCCAGAGTCTGGGTGAAACGAACCTCAATTGGCTTGTTGAATTATCCAAGCAGGTAGCCTCAGCCCTCCAGCTGATAGGCCAGACTTTTACAGAGACTGGATTTGGTGAAGCCTGGGCACTTTTCAGCTATCAAATCGGCGCCCTTTTCGAGGAGCTTGGTCTCTTTGTTGCAGGGCCTGGTCAGCAAACAGCGGACTTCCTCAGAAGCATTGTCAGGGTCTTGTCCTTCTTCGCCAAGATAATCCTTTATTCAGCTGTATTCCTCATAGAGATGGCCAAGGCCGTGATCTGGCTTCTCCCCAGCTTGCATACAGTGTGGGAAATCATTAAGCTACTTCTACCTGCAATGGCGGTCCTCTTTGGTCCGGCCATGATTGCAGCCATCTGGGCCAAGGTTGCCGCACTGGTTGCAGAGAACGGAATAATGGTTGCTCTGAGAGCCGTGTATTTGTCCTCCTTGTTATTGGGTGGTGGGCAGCTCACACTCAACGGACTTCTTACCGCTTCCTGGTACGCAATGACTGCGGGGATCGGTTCCGCCGCAACGGCCATGAAGGCCTTCATACTAGGCAACCCACTTCTAGTGGCAGCTGCGGCGGCGGCGATGGCAGTTGCCTTCGCTTGGTCCAGTATCAATGCTGCGATGGAGCAATGGGTAGAAGAAGAAACACAGAAGGCAGAGAACGAGTCGGTTGCTAGAATGGATACCTCCTATGCGGATCTGAGACAGAAGAAAGCAAAGCTCCAGCAAGAGTTGAAGCAGTTGGATGCCACAGGCCAAGGCTCCTCCAAGCGAGCTGAAGAAATCAAAGGGGAACTCAAGAGTACTGATATGCTGATTAGGGTCAACCGTAAGGCTCGTGAGGGCCAGCAGAAAGATATTACGAAGGCCCAGAAGGAACGCTCTTCTGAAATGCCCGACTTCACCGCAGCCTTGGATATGCAGAACGCGATGACCACCTTGGATATGCAGAAGGCCGTAGAGGGCTCGGGCGCGAATGTCAATGTAAAGAACAACATGGACTTCACGATCAATGCACCTCCAGGTAAGAATGGGGAAACAGGCCTTACACCCTCTGGGATTGGTGCGGCTGCTCGTGAAGCCTTCCGGGCCCAGTTCTCTATTGAACTTCAAAAGGTACTTGTGGGGGCCGTCTAATGCTACAATTCTTTATTCCACCCTTGAAGCGACCTGATATTTTCCTACCCAAGAATACGGTCAAGGAGCTACAAACTCCTTCCGTCCCCATACCGGTCTCTATGTTTTATAGGCCTGATGGGTACTCAGCCAGCAATGGGATTGACTCTGTCACCTTTGATTTAATTCTCTCGGAAAGCCACTCGGTCACCTCCGTAGTCTCTAGCCACCCCGTCCAAGATGGTACAGTGATTTCTGATCACATTGTAAACGACTTACGCAAAGGCAGCCTCAAGGGACTGGTATCCAACTTCTCCATCACAAGGTCAGCCTTCAACTCGGAAGAGAACCTGGAGATCGGTGGCCAGCAGGTCTCTAGAAACCTTTCCCGTAATGCAGCTGCTCAGGCTTGGGATATCTTCAAGAACATCTGGGAGGCCAAGCAACTGGTGACCATCGTTACCATACTGGAAGTCTATGAGGATGTGGCCATCACCTCTGTAGCCACTGATCGAAATATGGATTCGGGTGAAGCCCAAGTGTTTAATATCCAGTTCCAGCAGGTCAAGACTATCAAGCTGAAGGAAGCTACCATCACAGCGACTAATCAGCCCAAGAAGATGGATAATGATCTTGACCGACAGGCCTCTGTCCAGATCGATACTGGTCGCAAGGTAGGTACATCCGTACCTACAACCACTGTTACGGAGGTGCCATGATTCGAATTCCGTTCACCCCAAGTGTATCAGGCGACCAAGTCTTTCGCGTTGAGCTAGAGGCCCAGCTGGTCACCTTTCGATTCACATGGAACTCTCGTATAGGCTATTGGCACTTCTCCCTCGAAGATGAATTCGGTGGTCAAATTTACGGGGTCAAGGTTGTACGGAGCTGGCCATTACTCAAGGAGAGTAAGGCCACGCTGGATTTCCTCGGAGACATCATCGTACTTCCCTTAGATGCCACAGCCAAAGAGCTTGTGGGATACGATAATCTGGGTTCCACCTTTGGCCTGTTCTACCTGACAGCTACGGAAACCATGGCGTGGGAGGTAGAGAATGGCTTGGGGTAGATTGGTCTCTCTCAAGATCGGTACAGATCCAACCAACCCTTCCAAGGCGATAGAGGTGGCTGACCTGCACATTGACTTCGAGGTCAACCGTAGTATATCCTTCTCAGAAAATACAGCCAATTTTAAAATCTTCAATGCCAGCGAGCAGGTACGCAATCAAGCCCTTGTTGAGGGAGCCAATATTGTATTCGAGGCTGGGTATGAGGACATTGGTACAGGTGTACTCTTCATGGGCAATATCACCAAGTCCATAAGCATCAAGGCTGGGGCAGACTGGATTACGGATATACAGGCTGCGAGTGCCCGCAGTAATCAAGACCCTCTCAAAGCCGCACCTGTGGTATTGAGCTACGATGCGGAAGCCTCTTTATCCGACGCCTTGGCGGATATCGCGGACCTGCTGGGAATTGTACTCACTGGTGGTGAGCAAGTTTCTGGTATCACCTTCACCAACGGATTCGTTCATACTGGATCAGTGAGGGTGGCCTTGGCCTCTTATAATAAGGTACTCAACTCCTATGGGTATGGGCTATTCATCGACAATAACGAGCTGGTCATCTTCTCCCGAGTGGGATCCAGTACATACAAGGCAATCTTCCTTGATTACGAGTGCGGCCTCCTGTCCGTAGATGACAAGGCCGATGCCCATGACGAGGAGTTGAAGGTACAGGCCCAACAAGACCGTATTAAAAAGGCAACCACAAAGAAGGTAGCTCAAGAGACTAAGAAGACAAAGGCCTCTACCGCTAATACAGTAGCCAAGGCCCAGTCCAGTATCGCAGAAATACAGCGGAAAAAGATCACATTCAAATCCCTTCTCCACCCCAAGGCTCGCCCGAATGGGCTGGTGACGATCAAGACCCCCCATATCGATGGGACTTTCTTGATGGAGACCCTTCGCTTTCAAGGTACTAACTACACAGAGGAATTCTTTCTCTCTGGGGAGGCCACACTATGATCAAGGGTACTGTTGATGTTCTAGACCGGTGGATGGAAAGTAGGATGGAAGGCATTCACACCTCCATCCCCGCAAAGATTGAGACCTTCGATTTCGCCACACGTAAGGCCACCATTCTACCTTTGGTCAATCTGCGTACGGCAGCTGGGTACATACTAGAGATGCCCGCGATCTCTGGGGTGCCAGTTATTTTCCCCTGCGCAGCCGGATGGTCTCTTGTGGGCCCACTATCCTCTGGTGATACTGGGTTGATTCTCATCTCCGAGGTATCTCTAGGAAACTGGCTTGCTGGTCAAGGTCAACAGGTGGATCCCGAGGATGAGACCCGCTTCTCCCTTCAGGATGCCATATTCCTCCCTGGGCTGTACCCATATTCTGCTGTCCCCAGCCAACCTGGGACGGAAAATGATTTATGCCTATCAACCCCAAAGGGAAGCGTAACCATCAAGCCTGATGGAACTATTGCGGTCTCAGGTCAAGGTAAGATCTCCCTCACCAACGAGGCATCTGGGATGCAGGCGGAGATCGGGAAGCTATGGGATGCCATCAACGATGTTCTTACAAAGATGTCTAGCTTGGCCCCTCTGACTACTGCACCAGGATCTCCCACATCCCCCAATCCTGCTCAAGTGACTCTCATTACACAAGCCATCACAGCCAACACCACCAGTAAGCAGGCTGTTGGCCAATTCCTGGAGGATTGATGTTCACCAATTTTCTACTTGACGATAACCTGCATGATTTGTTCTTGGATTCGACTGGTAATATTCGCATGAGTACCAATGAGGCAGAAGACCTTTCCAGTCGTATTGAATGTAGGCTGCGTACCTTCAAGGGCGAGTGGTATTTGAACAGGGACTTGGGTGTGCCCTATTACAGCGAGGTTTTAAAGAAGAACCCTGACATAGAAAAGGTGAGAGCCCTTCTTCTGTCCGAGTTGGTCAAGGTCCGTGGGATTGCAGAGGTTCTTCGATTCACTGTTGGGTTCGATCCGGCCAGTAGAGTTTTTCAAGTATTTTTCTCAGTCAAGGCCTCCGATGGCTCCGTAGTTGATGGAGGAATTTAGTATGGGTACATTCGTAACACTTTCCGGCCTTCAAAAGCCCACATTGCAGGAGATCAAACTCCGACTCCAAGAGCGAATGATTGTGCTGTACGGCCCCCAGGTAGATCTCTCCGACGAGGGTCCGCTGGGTATGTTCATTGGAGAGTTGTCCAAGGGATACTCGGACTGCTGGGATGGTATACAGGAAGTGTATACAGGCTACGACCCTGCGCAAGCGACCGGAATGAGCCTAGACATCGTTGCAGCCCTCACAGGTATTGACCGTATCGAGTCTGCTCGATCGGTAGCATCTTGCTTCGCCTACACAGACGAGGCAAATTCTGGGACTGTTGTCCCAGTCGGCAAGAGAGTGAGGCGTATTCGTGGGAACATGGAGTTCTCCCTGCTCTCTGATCTTACAATCAGCCAAACCTCTTGCCGTGATATTTATTTGGAGCTAAAGACTACAACTCCAGGAAGCTCCGTGACCTTGACTACCAGCTTTGGTATCTTCACTACCACGGTATTGTCCACGCCATTGGCTACCTTGCAGGCACTGGCCAACTTGATCAATGCTGATCCTTGGACAGGTGTGGCCTCAGCTTACGATGGGGCGGGGAGTGCCCCATTAGGTGCACAGTATACAGAAGACCCTACCCTTCGCCTGTACCATCCTACCGTTAATTTCTCTACCACCTTGACTTCTAGCTTCGGAGCCTTCCTGATCGGCTCCGCAGGGGACTTCCTTTGTACAGTGGATGGGCCAGAGTACTCAGATCCAGGGGAGATCCGGGAAATTGTTACACCTGTATCTAATTGGTTGAAAGTCTATAATCAAATTGGGGCTGTACCAGGCCGCAATACGGAGACAGATAGCGAGCTTCGCCTTCGACGAGCTCAAAACTTCTCTGTAGGATTTGCCACAGAAGAGGCCATTCGATTTACCCTACTTAATCGGGTTGAAGGAGTAATCGCCGCCACAGTAACATCCAACCGTACGATGGTTGTAGTGGATGGGATTCCTCCCAAGGCATTTGAATGTGTGGTACAGGGCGGTGACCCAGACGACATCGGAGCTACGATTTGGAGTACAATGCCTGCGGGGATAGAATCCTTTGGCAACACGGAAGTGGTCGTGGTTGACTCCCAAGGCCTAAATCAATCGACTTGGTTTACCATACCTGGGGCCACCTATCTTCATGTACGGGTCACTTACAAGGTATACAACGACGAAGATTTCCCACTTGATGGAGAGGCCCAGATTGCCCAAGCCCTCGTTGATTGGGGTGCTACTGAATATGTGTTGGGGAAGGATGCTATCCCAAACCGTATCTTGACCCCAGTCTACACAGTTCCTGGGATCGGTGACGCCTCGATAGAAGTGGCTCTCACCCCAAATCCTGGGGATACTCCAACTTGGTCTTCCTCTACGGTATCCATAAATGGTAGGTCCTATGCCTTACCAGCTACCACTCGCGTTAGCTTTCTGAGGGTCACCTAATGATTGAGAGGCTTCCCCTATTTTACGAGACATTCCTCAAGCTACTATTCGAGCAGTATAAGGAAAGTCCTAAGGTGCTGGGGATGCTCGAGGCCTTCGCAGCAGAGTTTGATTTGATCGATCAGGCTCTGGTGGAAGTAGCTAACGAAGTACTCAACATTGATGCAGCTGTGGGGGCCCAATTAGATATGCTAGGGAGAGTGGCCAACATTCCCCGTCTAGGTAGGTCCGATCCTTTGTATAGGGATGACCTACTCATTGCCTTCCAAACAAAGAACTCGGGAACCCCAGAACAAATCATTAAGGCTGTCAAGTCCCTAACCAATAGTACCTATACCCACTTCTATCCCGAATTCCCCGCAGGGTTCTGGGTGGTGTACGATGGTGAGGGACTGACCCAAGACATCCTCAACAAAATCGCACCAGCGGGAGTCCAGGCTATGGCCGGATGCATCCTCGTCGATGCCTCCCTTGACCCTATCGTCCTGGCCGATGGTGATTTCATTTTACTGATCGGCCCATGCGGACCCACGCCTCTTTATTCTGAAGATGACCTCCTCCTCACCACCGAACTCGCTGACCCCATTTACTCGGAGATTTAGCATGGCTGGAATCAAAATAAGTGCCTTCACAGAAACAACAGACCCACAGGACTTCTTCGTCGCCGGCGTACAGGATGGGCAGAATAGGAAGCTCAATCTTGGTGAGGCACTTGAGGCTACCACCTCTGGAAGCCATTACACCTTCCTACCTCAGAGTTCAGCTCCTACCAACGAGGCTGGCTCTGTATACTACGACGATAACTTGAAATCTTGGGTTGGGATACCGAATAGCAACTCAAGGATCGAGCTCGGAAGAGAGACTTGGAGGAGATGCTATAATGATACAGGCTCCACTATCGCAGCTGGTACTCCAGTTTATATTGGGGGAGCTCATGCAGGGTTCCCTAGCATTGCCCCCGCCAAAGCGAACACCAAGCACACATGCACGATGATTCTCTTGGCCACCCAATCCATCCCCGCCGGTACTTATGGTGAATGTACCCGTGATGGAGTGGTCCGCGGGCTGAATACCTCTACCTTCTCAGTTGGCCAGTTGGTGTATGTATCCGCTACGACTGCGGGCCTGATTGTCAATACTGAACCATCTTACCCGAACTACTCGGCTCTGATTGGTAGGGTACTGGTCTCCCATACCTCACTTGGGGAAATTCTGTTTGATCCTGATACGGATCCGAATGTATCAAGTTCTGGTACACCTAGCTATACAACTAAAGAAAGTACCTTCAGTGCCTCTATCTATGTAGGTGGAAAGGGAACGATGAATAACGGGAACGGTTGCCAGTTCGGTACATCATTCTATGCTACCTCCGAATGGAAGCCAAACAAGGCCCGGATTCGTATATCACAAGGAACTCTTAATGGGAACTTCCGAGTCGGGTTGTATTCTGAATATGGGTTGCTGTTGGCCCAGACTGTGGTAATGACTTCTAATGGTGATGCCGTATTATCTACTCCGTTTACCGCAGAGTTGGCGATGGACTTGGTTCCAGGCCATCTGTACCATGCGGTGCTATGCGGAAAGGTTAATGGCGTACAGGTTTACGGTATAAGCCCAGGAAATATCAACTCCAATCCTCGTATGGGCTTCCAGGGCCAAATCTCTATGAATGCCAACAGCGACTGCCCCATGGACATCACTTCCATATGGAGTAGTTCATCACCAGACCGAGCATGGGTCGAATTCCATCGTTGAGGTATGAAAATGAAAGCAATATATGTAGCGAGAGTCAAAAACAATTCAGATGCACCAGTCACACTACCCACAGGGGAATTGGATGCGGGAGCCGTACTGAATATCTTCTTGGACTTCGATATGTTTCGCGAGTCCTACGATTGGCTCTCTGCCATCGGACAAGGCCTTGTATTCTATGACTTCAACGATGGGGAGCTCGACCCCTTTATGGCCTATACAGCCATTGAGGCCATCCAACAAATGGCCTGCCCCAAGGGAGTGGAGCTGGCTGATCGGTCATTGTGGAATTTAGAGATGAGTAATTACTTGCTGGCTGCGGTAAGAGCTGAGACCCTCTCCACTGACCTTTCCTCATTGGGTACGACTTGGCAAACTACGGTTGGTAAACTTCAGTCCATCGTCGGCCTTGTTCAACTGGGTATGTTAAATGAGGCAAAATTATCCCTTTTATCCATTCCTGTAGACGGCTACCTCACCACTGAGAGATTGACCCGCTGGTCTGATTTCTGCCACTCGGCCAACGCACTGAAAGCGATCGCCTGATCGACTAGGAGAATGATATGCCAAAAAGTATTCCAATGCTTCCCGACCTGTCCCTACCTTCCCACCCAGAAGACTATATTTACATTTTGAGAGGCACTGGCCTGGACCGCGATTGTAAAGTTGCGGCCAAAGAGCTGGCTCCTGCAATCATAGGTGGAACCACTGTCACGGAGGCTCCACCAGAGTTTTCTGGTAGCACCTCCATCGCCTATCGACCAGATTGCTTCAACTCTTGGGTGATGGGAGTTGATGGATCTGGTGCAACAAAAAAGCTAGATCTTCTTTATGCGTTGACCAATGCAATTGCCAACCATTCGGCCAGTACTAGAGCCTCATCGGAAGACGAGTACATACTCACGATGAGGGAATGGGCGGCATCTGGAGGAAGAACTGCTGTGGGTGTAGGCAAGAGCGAGCTCAAGGATTTGGTTGGGTTGATGGGAGGCTTCAAGGTTGTTCAATTTGATGCGAACCCCTCCAATCCGATGGGAGTACAGGAGTATACGATCGGTCCCACGGACAGGAACCTGATGATCTTCGCCTCTAGTAAAGACAATACCCATCTCTCCGGGTGTATACTTCATGGGGTTCTTCCTGCGGGAGCCACGGTCATCGTATTGGCCACTTCCACCTATTGTTCTTCTTCCCAGCCCAACGGTATCTACAAGGGTATAATTCTCGCCCCTGATATGAATAATGAGAATTTGGTGGTCGTTGTGGGCCAGAATGTGTTTCACCGTGTGATTACTGGTCCCAACCCTGGAATGGATATTCATTGGTATTATTTCCAGAGTAACTTTGGCGAATTCTCGGAAGACCCTGATATCTGGGTGAACAAAATGAGGGGAACTCAGCATATTAGCTTCAAGAATGGGAATACACTCTTGGAGGCGAATCAAGGGCCAACCACAGAAAGAGCCACAGTAGAACTCCGTTTTCATGGAGGTACTTCTTACGACCATAGGCTCTTCCTGGAGTCTGGGGCCGTATGTCCAGAGTATGGCTTGCAATTGCCAGCTATATCCACCTATCCCCCAATCACATCCAACTCCACCTCCCGCTTACAATACGATGGAGAAGATCTAGTATGGAACAAGGGAAAGACCTCAGGAGGGGTGGATAGAGGGAAGACCATAATTTCCCACCCATCCCAAGACACCTTCAATCACGCGGTATCTATTATTGGGCAGAACTTAGCCAATAACCAATTGATCTATCCCCTGGTCAATGGTATTCGGGGATGGGTACTCACTGACGATTGTATCACTGATGTGGTCACACTCATGATTTCCTTAGAGGATACCAACCTTGATATCGGTGAATGGATAGACTTCTCTATCACCCGCCGCATTTGGTCTGGCGAGTCATCTACCCAACAAACGGTGGGTGTACAAATGTCCCCAAGCACTGCTGGTATAGGAGCTCAAATCTATACAGTGGAGCTACCTTTCAACAAGACCATCCTCCCCCGCGGAAGGCGTATCGACTACCGCATAGAAATCACAGATAGCCTTGATCTACCAAAGCACCCCAATTCCATATTCGTAATCGCTTCCTCTACACTCAGGAGCTACTCCTAATGGATTCTCTCACCTCCGCTCGCACTACTCTAGAGAACCTTCCGCCCCCAGAAAATGATCTGCAGTATGTCATCTTCGCCCTCGCCGCAGCTATCACTGCCATATGGCTCGGAACTACATTCATACAAGCCAAGTACGGGAAAGGCTCGGAGCCACCTCCACCTCCACCTCCTACAGAGCCCAAAGAGGGTTCCAAGGAGCTTTGCGCCATCCATACCCATAGGGTAGATGCTCTGCAAGCCCAACTATCCTCTGTACTGTCCGACCTAAATCAGTCCATGCAGAAGATTCGGGCTGATATGAATAACAGTACCCTCGAAAATGAAAGGGCTTTCCACCAGTTCTTCAAAGAGATGATGAAGGAGCTGGAAGATCGGATGGATAAGAGGGATGAGAGGCTAGAGACTTTGATGGATGGGAAATTGGCCAGCTTCAAGGAGGTTTTCGTCCGTACAGCGGCCGAAACCTTTCGCCCGATGGTACAGGAGGCTGTTTCCCAAGCTATGAGATCCTATCAGAAACCACCTACAACATAGGAGAATTTATGAGTAGCCTATTATTGAGCATCGGTGGCGGAGGTGTATTGGGTATCGGCCCAGCCACCTTCCTAAGAAACTGGGAGGAATCCCATAAAGCACTTCCACTGTCCCCGGATGCCCTCGCTGGTACCTCTGTGGGATCTATCTTGGTAGCCGCCAAAGCGATCGGTCTCTCCTGGGCAGAAGTGGAGACCCTATTCATCGCAGGAGCCCCAGTCATCTTCCGTAAGCCTGGGTGGCTATGGAGGATCGACCCTCGCAAGCCCAAATACGATGGTACAGGGTTGGTGGAGGTACTCAAGAAGGTTTTTGGGAGCATTCGAATGAACCAGACCAAGACTCCAGTATTTATCCCAGCGATGGACTACTCCCGTGGTCGCCCCAAGGTTTGGGGACCGGAAGACGATACATATGTATGGGAAGCCGTAGCAGCATCCTGCTCCGCTCCCACCTTTTTCCCTCCTCGGCCTGGTCAATTGGTAGATGGTGGGTTGGTGGCCAACTCTCCCTCCATGGTAGGTATCGCAGGAGCCATCTCCAAACTCGGTTGGGAGCTAGAGGAGAGCTGGTGCATCTCTATGGGAACCAATGGCGACTATTGGGTGAACCCCAAGATTGGGGAAAACACATCCAAGATCGGTTGGGCCGATGTACTACTTTCCAACATTACCAGGGGCAACGAGGAACTGTCTGTTTTCCAAACAGCCGCTCTTTTACAGCGTAGATTTCTCCACATTGACCCCCAGCTAGATAAGAACTGGTCTCTTGATGATCTACGGGCCATCCCCAGCTATGCGGGCTTGTGGCAGTATGTATTCGAGCTCAAGCAGTTTGAGCTGGAAATCTTCCTTCAGCGGATGGTGTAAAAAGATGCTTCGTGATCAAGCTATTGAGTATGGTCTCCGTTTCGTAGGTCTCCCTTACCTCTGGGGCGGGGATGACCCCATTTTGGGATTTGATTGCAGTGGTCTTGCCCAGGAGGTTCTGTTGGCCGTAGGGCTAGACCCTCCAGGGGATCAAACCGCCCAAGCACTTTATGAGGCATTCAAGTCAAAGTCCGTAGGGCTCGCTGGTATTCCGGCAAAGGGCTGTCTAGCTTTCTATGGAAAGTCCCTTCGAGGTATCACCCATGTTTCCATCTGTATTGGTGATGGGCTGATACTGGAAGCTGGTGGTGGTGGCTCTGCTACGGTGAATAATACTACAGCTGCTACACAAAACGCCTACATCAGAGTGCGTCCGATGAGGCGTAGAGCTGATCTCGTTGCGGTTGTTGACCCTTTTAAGGCCTGAAAATCTCAAAGACGAATACAGACTTGGGTATCTCCTCTAAGGAGAGATTGCCCTGCCCAGTCATATATACCTTGCCGTAGGGTAAATTCTTTAGTTTCCTGACCCCTCTCGCAGTACAGCCAGAGGGGAGTTGAATGTGGGCCTTTCTAGCCCATACCCGTAGCACCTCACCAGAGGTGGCTACTTGGCTTTCCCCTGTGGGGATGTGAGTCATTTTGATGGATGGGTTGGGCATTTTACTTCTCCTTGATGGTGAATGGGATAACTTTAAACGAGTTTGAGGGCCATGGGCCCTTGTGAAGATACTTATACATCAGAGCGCAGGCCTCTTCCGTTGTATAGCTTCGAATCTCTTTGGGGCATTCTGGGTGATTCCTTCTGGCTTCCTTATAATACCGGTCTTTTTGGAGTATGATCGGTTTCTGAGCATTTTTGGAAACATCCATCACCAAATCTTCGCTTTCTATCCAGGCGTGACCCATCCATCCAGGGATGGCTGGGTTGTATACATACCCATGCACGAGTTTGAAACCCTGGGGCATCCAGCGATTTAGGGCCATCTCGCTTGTATGGTTGAAGCAGTTGCCCCCAGTGAGTGGTTGCTTTCTCATTTACCCTCCTCCTCCTTGATAAGATCATACCGATTCATTCCCACCCCGCTGATAGCTACAAGGGCGATATCAAGGCTCTGCTCATCTGCAAGCTCCTTGTAGTCAGTTTCTGGCTCCTCCTCCAGTACGACCACAATCTGAGCGATCTTCATACCCTTGATGGCCGTTTCAGCCAAGGCCTGGAAGCAGTAATACAGCTCCGCCTCATCTCTGGATACATCACCAACCTGCTGGAGGACTTCTATGACCCACCCCGCAGCAGAGCCCTTGAGGGTCTCCATAATCGCAATCTTCCGTTCTGGGTGGGCCCAAGCCTTCCCTACGGTCTTACCCTTCCCCGAGGGCTTGTCGGTTTTCTCCGGTGGAGGGAGCGGATCTGCAGCGTTGGCCAAAAGAGCCTTGGCATCAGTCAGTAATTGGTAGTAAACATTTGGCTCGGCCGACTTATCCACCCGGAAATAAGATGCAAGGGCATCCCACCCATCAGTAGTGGTGACTACCATGGGGACCTTATCGACTTGCGTCTGGATGAACCCTTTCTTCTTGAGGCCTGCAGCGACCCCAGGAGCTACGGCCTTGGCTAGCTTGGATAGCTTGGTGACATTCTGACTGATGGTGAATACCCATCCAGCACCTCCCCCCGCATCAGCAGAGGAGATGATGGTGGCGCATAGATACTGGGCTTCTTTTGGTGTTAGCATGATAAATCCTCCATGGATTTGAAAATAGGTTTTCCCCGTTTAAGTGTACGCGTGATGATTTTCTTTTGGCGGCGGGCTCTTCGTGAGGAAGCTCGACCACTACCCTTACGAAATTCCCTTTCCTCTTTAATGTCCCAGGTGCATGATTGATAGTTGATTGGTTTCATTCGGAAATCCTTGCCAGCACCATTTTGAACTGTGAGGCTTGTTTGGGTGTGGCGATAATAAAGTAGGTGGTACAGGAGAAGTCATCAGGATCACTTTGGATGGAGATGCCCAGGAAATGGCCGACCTGATGGAGCCGTTCTAGCTGGCCCTCCGTTCTAGCGAAGAAGCGATGCATTTTCAGCATCTTACTGGCCCCCCGTGAGGTGATCCCAGTGGGTATCTGTTGCATCAGTAGAGCCAAAGTCTAAATTGCCTCGAACTAGGTAGTTATGCTCAGTGATGCTACTTATCAGCTGCACAGAGTTCGGTGATGTAGTTTGTCCCCATGGAGTGGTGATTGCCCATTTACCGTGAGCCACTTCAAGCGTGGCTATGGTATAGTGCCCGTAGGTTCTGTTGAAGCAAAAGTAAATCAAATATTTCTGCATGGGGATAAGGTTGGCTAGCTCTGGTAGGTCAACTGAATGAAGAACTCTATACCGTTTCATATTTGCCTCGGGTTGGTTGTTTGTACCCTGATAATATAACCTATTTTGATTGACCCATCAATACTTTCATTAAAAATAATTGGTAAATAAAAGTTT